TCCGCCTAACCGAGTGGATGTTCCGTTTGCTCCAGAATAAACCCACATTTCTATCGTAAAACTACCGGAACCAAGCGCAAACGCCGCGTTGCTGGCGGTATTGAGATAATCCCCACTTCCATCAAAATACCCGCTGCCGCCATTCGTTGAGGCAGACCAAGCAGCCGTGGGGTTGAACGGCGAGAAAGCCTGTACCGATACGTCACCGTTGCGGGTGATCGTAAAGTTGTTGGTGCTGTTGTCGATGAAGCGGTTGCTCTGACAGGTCAGCAACGAAGTGTTGGTGATGGCTGTAAGCGGGGTGGTGCTGGGCGTGAAGTTGGAAGTGTAGACGGCGGTGCCTTTGACGACACGGAAGTTTGACATATATCCATCAACGACCTGCGCGCCATCTGCTGCGCCGGCCATGATAGACAGACTGCCGCTCGTTCCCACAGCAGTTGAGTGGGTCGTGGATGTGCCGCCAGTTCCGTTTTTATAAAGCGTTACCGTCGTTCCGCTTTTAACCAATGCAATGTGCTGCCATTGGTTTAGCGAAACATCTAGCCCTGTATCAAAGCCCGATACAGACCAAGCGTTTGATGCAGCGTTGGCAATAAATAACAGTAAACTTCCAGCAGAATCAAAAACAACCAAAGGGCCGCCGATGGTTGAACCTGTCGTGCCGCTTGCTCGCTGCGCCCAAAACGTCTTGAAATTTGCACCGCCGGGAAGGCTTAATGGATACACCCACGCTTCCCATGTGAAATCGCCGCTCATTTGCAGCGCGACGTTATTTGCAACGGTCAGGTAATCGCCCGTGCCATCAAAGTAGTTCCCCCACCCCGTCTGCGAGAACGGCGAGAACGTACCCTGCGTCGTGTTCCCGTTGCGCGTGATGGTGAAGTTGTTGGTGCTGCTATCGAGGAACGTGTTGTTCTGTGCTCCGTTCGTGCCGTTACCGGGCAGCAACAGAGTGGTGTACTCAAAGTTCGGGTCAGAAGCGACCTGCGGCGTACCACCCAACAACAGAAGTTGCGATCCGCTCACGGTTTAACTCACGTTGCCGGAGATTACGCAGACCGTACCGGAGAGGAACAGAATCGTCGCCACACCTCGCGTTGCCAGAGTCACACTCGCTTTGTCCACATCCGTACCCGCGATGTACGCGGTCGTGATCGTGCAGGTAATTGTTACGTTGCCCGAGGTGTTATTGAAGATCGACACCACATCGCCCAAGGCAAACGTCGCGTCAGGGATCGTCACGCTGCCGCCAGAGCCGACCTCGATGAACTCGCCAACGTCACCCGTTGCCAGCGAATAACTGCCGGTCTTTGCAGAGCCAGAGCGCGGGACGTTGCGATAGCCGACAGGGTTGGTGCCGTCAGCCGTGCAGTTGGACAGGTTGCCCGAGGTGGGCGTACCCAACAGCGGAGTGACCAGCGTCGGCGTATTGGCAAACACCAGCGCGCCTGTGCCGGTCTCGTCAGTCATAGCAGAGGCAAGGTTCGCGCTCGACGGTGTGCCGAGCCACGTTGCCACGCCCGTGCCAAACGAGGTGATGCCGGTTCCGCCATTGGCGACAGGCAGCGTACCCGTGACGCTCGTAGCCAAATTGACCGACAGCGTTCCGCCGAGCGTTAAGTTGCCCGAGGTGGTCACCGTGCCGGTAAGCGTCAGGCCGCTGACTGTGCCTGTGCCGCCAACGGAAGTAACTGTACCGCTGCCGCCAAAGGCCGCGATTTCAGCCATCGTCAGTTTGTAGTTCGCGCCACCTCGAGCGATGACAGTCTCATCTCCCGCCTGTGCCGGAGCGCCAGAAGATAATGCGCTGATCTTGGTATCGGCCATGATTTACTCCGTCGGCGGCGTAGTGAGGTCAAGTTCGGGCGCTACAAATACATCGTTGATTGCGTCGTATGTATAACCGACTCCAGCGTACACACCGCGAAACTTGTTGTTGTAACTAGTCTGAATCCAACGGGTATCAGAGCCAAATAAAGACTGGCAAAAGTTAATTCCCTTGGCTTCGCTTTCAACTCCGTTGTCTATCAACTCATCGTTACTAACTACGATGACTTGCGTCACAACTCTGTTGCTATCTAACTGTGCAAAGTGCGCCATATTTGTGTATTAAAACTTAATTGAACCAGAGCCAGTCCAAGTGTAAACGCGATACCCACCGCCAACAGTAATGGTCGGCGATCCAGTTGTCGCAGTTGCAGCGGCAAATGTACTCGGGTAACGAATGACGACTATTCCCGACCCGCCAGCAGCGCCGTTGAAATCCCATCCGTTTGCTGAAATGTAAATTCCGCCACCGCCACCGCCGCCTGTATTGGCCGTGCCAGCGGAGGCAGCCGTTGAAGCGCCGTAAGCGCCAGACCCGCCACCGCCTGCGCCTCCAGTTGGGCGCGCAGGTGTATTGATATTTCCACCACCTCCGCCGCCACCAGCGTAGGTAACAGAAGTTCCGGTAATTGAAGAGGCCGTGCCAGCACCGCCATCTCCTGTAGCCGCTCCAGCGCCGCCGCTGGTTGCACCACCACCTCCGCCGCCAGCGCCAGTGTAATAACCTAAATACGAGGGATACGACGCCGATCCACCGCCGTTACCTTGCGATGGGCTGACAGACGGTGTGTTGCCACTTCCGCCGTTTGAGTAACTGTCTCCGTTAGCATCACCAGCAGCGCCGCCACCGCCAGAACCACCGGAGCCGCCAACATTTGTAAATCGACCAGAACCGTTTCCACCACCAGCAGAAGTGATAGTTGAGAAAACGGAATTGGAGCCGAGGTTTTGCGTTGAACCGCCACCACCAACTGTGACGGTGTAAGTTGTACCACCGACAACTGCTAATCCTGTTCCGGTTCTAAATCCGCCAGCGCCACCACCGCCTTTCACACCGGCTAATGCAGCGCTTCCAAAACCACCACCTCCGCCACCAGCGACGACAAGGTATTCGACATCTGCTGGCCCTAAATACGGCGCGCTTCCCATGGATTCACGGGTCGATGTACGCGAACCAACCCTCGAGAAGACGCGAACGGCAGTCCTTGGCATGGCTCAATAAGTCGGTGCAGGAACGCGCAGGGCCATCGCGTATACGGCAGTCGCCGTTGCGATGTTGCAGCGGATCTCACCAGCGCCAAGCTCGAAGATGCCGCCGCCAGAAGCTGTCAGCGTTGTGTCGGTGCCGACATCCTGCGCGGTACCGTTCGGGCCTTTGCATTGCAGCTTGACCGTGCCGCCGCCGAAAGTCGCCTCGACGCGGAACTCACCGCGGCCACCCGGCCACATGAACCAACTTCCGGTAGCGCTAGCATTTGATGCGAGAACAATTCCTACAGCCATTACAGTCTCCGATTACGCAATGCGGTTGATGTTTGCGATGACCGATGGTGTAACCGGTCTGGTTGGTGAAGTTTGAGCAGCCGTGAAGTCGAGCGTGACAGCGACGTTTGGCGTCGACCAGATCACCTCGATGTAGTCGCTCGCGGCGAGCTGGAGCGTGAACACGATCGTGACGACAGCTGTGCCGGGAATGCCGCCACCCTGCGCTGGGATCGTTGCGTCCGTGTTCGAGTTGGCGATATCCGTGCCGTTCTTACGCAGCCAGAAGCTCGCAATGTGCGACGAACTGTTGGTGTTCTTCAGCAACAGGTTGAAGTCGAACTTGTAGATGCCAGCCTTGGTCACCGTGATGCGGGTATTAGATGCAACCGAGATTCCGCTCGAGTAGTCCGTTGTTCCCCAGATCACGCCGGTCGCTGTGTTCGCTACCGCGGTCTGATCGGTGACATCCGAGAACGCACCGTAGTCGTTCTCCGTGATGCGAGCGATCGGGACGATGCCGACCGTCAGCGCACCATCTTTCCGCACCGACCACTTCGACACACCGCCGACCTGCAAGTCATCGAGCAGGCTACCCGCAGCAGATGCCGTGTCCGTGACGTTGAACACGCGAGCCTTGAACGTCGTCAGGACGTTGTTCCATGTGGCCGCTAGTGCACCAATGGACTTGCCGACAAGCGCCGCAGCGGTCGCCTTCTTCGTCTCTGTACTGCTAGTGTCGACGATCGGCAAAACGTCAGCAGCAGGATCGATTAAATCCTGCGCAATAGACGTCAGCGCCGATATCTTCTTCGTTGACATTACATGACCCCGCGAGCGCGCCGAGCAGCCTCATCCTTGCGCTTGGCAATCTTTTGCATGGCATCCATTTCGCCCTGCTCCATGCCTTGCTCTACGCCCTGCTTCATGCCCTTTGCATAACCCTGCTTCTTGGCGTCCTTGCCACCAGCTGCACGGATTGCAGATGTTTTCGGTAACCCAGACATCAGCCACCTCCGAGCAAACGGGAAACGCCTACCGAGCCGGTCTGCTGACTGGCCGGTGTGGACATGATCGTGGAGCCGCGACCGCGGCGACGCGCCATGCGGCGCTGTTCGATGCGTGAGAGCTGCGCCTCATCCACCGTTGGAGGCGGAGGCGTCGGCTCGATCTTGGGCATCTTGGGCTTAAAAAGACTTGACATATCGCACTCCCTTTGGGTTGCGACAACAGTCTACCCCAGCACTCGGTAGTCTGCTACAGCGGATTGATGCCCCACGCGACGGGATGATTCTGTGCCGCGGAACGGCTTGCGACCCTTGGCGAGATAGCGGAATGCGTCAGCGAAGTGCGACGTCCAGTCGTGTACCGGCTTGTCGCGGAACCGCTGCAACTGGTCGCTGTACTCGCGCCGGTATTGCTTCAGCGCGTCGATCGCTCGAGTCATGCGAGCCTTGGCCTCATCCTTCGTCTCGCCCGGGAACGGATCGGGGTCGAGGTTGAACTCGCAGGCAGGCAGCATCATGCGCACCGCTTGGATGCCATCGTCCACCGCGTCACGCTCGAGCACACGCGGCTTGAGGCCATATCCCGCGGCTACCTGTACTCGAGATACACCGCTGCCCCATTCCTGCACAGCGCCGTCGTGAGGCCATATGTGGTCGCCGTAGACGTAATCGAGCGCGAGCAACTTCTTGGCATACCAGTCGAGGCCGACACCGCTGCCCTCGAGTACGTTGATGATGCGCACCTTGTGGCCGATCAACTGGTAGAACCAGATCACCGTTGAGTCGCCGACGCCAATATCCCATGCCGTGCCGACAGGCTGGCCGATGATGTGCGGGAACTCGGCAACTCGACCATTCAGCTCTGCGCTGCGGATCAGCTCGTTGTAATATGCGCCCGGGATATCAGCATCGAAGTCGCAGTAGTATTCCTGCCGGATGATCGCTTCGGCTTCCTTGTCGCCGCGTTCCATGCGCAGCTCTTTGCGCTCGCGGTGGATCGTCTCCAGCGGGATCGCCTTCGTATCCTCGACCGTGAGCACCTGCCCGAACCAGTCACGATCCTGCCGCGCGAAGTCGACCAGCCGAGCGAAATGGTTCCTGCCGCGAGGTGTCGAAATGAAGATTGCCCAGCCGCCGTTCTCGGCGAGGATCGGTCGCAGGAACGCCCACGCATTGGGATCTGCCATCGCGTACTCGGAGAACACGACACCCACCGGAGGCGAGCCGACGAGGCTGTTGTAGTTATCCGAGCCGACGACCTGCCATGTCGAGCCGTTCTTGAACCGGATGAACATATCCTGCTCACGGGTCGTCTCGCGTAGTTCTTCGGGGAATGCGTCGTCGATGCGACGTCTGCCGGTGTGCGGGTTGACCGCGTCCCATATCGCCTTACGCGACTGATTGGCCTGCGGGAGCATGTGCCACACCGATCCGACGCGGGTCATCATGGAGACAGCCGCCCAATGCAGGCTGATGTCGTCCTTACCGGAGCGTCGATGCCATGCCAACGCCAACCGAGTAGTCCCTCTCTCGAGGGCTCCCCATGCGGCCATCTGATAAGGGCGGGGTCTCCAGCCGTTAGCTGGTAGTTCGATCGTCGGCAAGACGCACCACGTTGACGGTCAGACCTACGTTGCCGGAATGCTCGACCTCGGCCTTGTCGCCGTACCGCTTGGGCAGGAACTTGGAGGCGAACCACTTGCGCACATCCAGCTCGACCCGAGCCTGCTGGGCGTCGATCACGCCAGCCCTCATGTCCTCGATGACCTGTTCGGCCTTCTCGACCTGATCGGCAGC